TACAAGAAGAGTGCCATCCAGGCTGACAACATGAGGCTGCAGGCTATGCGCCAGGCTGCTGACATCCAAGCCAGCGGCAAATCTGGCCGCAGCATCGGCATCTTAGCCATGGACCCGGATCGGGAATATGGGCGAGACCTGGCTGTTCTAGGCTTGAACCTAGGCTACGCCCGGGACGACTACTACCAGTCGATCGACAGTATCTTCGACCAGGCAACCTCAGCCAATGCCCAAGTAGCTTCGCAACGCAGCCCAGCTCCAAGTACGCCCACGAAGGTCAAAGGGCCTAGCTCGCTGGGGCTGATTGCTGGTCTGGGTGGAGCGGCGCTCTCCGGCTATGACACCTTCAGCTCCCTCAAGGCGCCTAAAGGGACGATCCCTAAAACCCAACCCAAGGGCCAGACCCGAACTGGCTTCGGCTGATCCCCACTCGAAACTCCCCCTGAGCAAACCATGGCCATCGACTACAAACCGCAGGGTCGCCGTGTGGCTCTGGGCGGACCTGGATCCCGTGAATTCAGCCCTGTCCAAGCTGCAGACAACTCGCAGAACGTCCTGAGGCAGGGACAGATGGCCTTGGACAGCTTCGCCAAAGCCCAGGAAGCCACCCTTACCAACTCAGCCAAGGATCTGGAGGCACTTGCCCAGCTATCCAAGACTGCCACCACGTTTCTGGTTGATCGTCAGAAGGGCATCAACGAGAATGACCGGAAGCTAGGCATTGCTGACATCCTCAACGGAGACAGGCAGCCCAAGGCAGAGGCCTTGCAGACCTACCGAGAGAATGCCGAGCAGCTTAAAACGGCAGCCCAGGGCGAGCAGAGGGCCCTGAATACCCTCCAGGAGACCCAGCCTGTCCAGGCACTTGAGATCCGTGCCAACGATCCAGTGGTCAATGCGTGGCGGTCCTATGGACAGGCCCAGGGCATAGCCATGCAGGCCGCCGGCAGTGCTGAAGCCCTCCTCCGGCAGACTATGGGTTCGACCGATGCAACCGTAGAAGTAACGGACGCCCAGGGCAACACCCGGATGATTGCCCCCTCAAGCGCCAGCACACCTTCTGAGTTGAATGCCGTGTGGGCTGTGGCGCTTCAACGCTTCATTGGCACCAGTGGGTTGGATGGACCCAACGGTGCTATCAATCCATTGCTTGTTTCTGAGTTGGTTGCACCTGCGATCATGAGGATCAAAGGTGTCATTTTTGAAGAACAATATAATCGAATAGCCAAAGATCAAGCCGCCAAAGCTGAAGATCACACCCTAACTGTAATGGCTGCGGCCATTGCTCGGACTGATTTTAACAACCCTGTGGCCCTCCACGGTCTCTTCCAGGACGGTGCTCAGGCGTTTGTTGATAACGTGCCAGGGATGACTCGTGGAAAGGCCAACGAGCTAGTCTATGATCGCCTTCTGCAAGCGGCCAAAGGCAAAGGAAGGGTCGACGACGTCACAGCAGTCGAGAATACTCCGATAGCTGAGGACGGTAGTGACTCCAAGGGCACTCTAGGTACCCGCTTCCCGGAGAAAGCTCAAGCAGCTAGAAATGCCATCCTCGCCCAGAAAGATGCCGACGCTGCAAGACTTAAGGCCGAGCAAAAAGTCACGGTAGAAAATATCGTTAATGCCTACAATGCTAGCATACTAAAGGCATCCCCCGATGAGGCAGCCAGGGCATACGATACGACGGCTGCAGCTTTGGCAGAAGCAAGAAAACAAGGACTAGAGGGAGCAAGTGAGGCTGAGGTGGAGCACAGCGCCAAACCTCGCCGCCGAGCCGGCCAGCCCTACCTAGATGCTATTATTCAAAAGCAGATTGACACGCCAGGCTTCTACAGCAAGGAGCAGATCCAAAAAGAGATCGCTGATGGTGTCCTTCCCCCTGGGTTTGACAATCGGATGACATTCCCTAGTGATGTCCTTGCACCGACTCTACAGGGCTGGGAAAAACGAGCCAATGCAGCGGCTAAGGGTTACTTTCTTAATCTCCTACTGGAAAAGAACTTCAATATCAATGACGTTGGAGGTGCAAAAATAGCCACCAGGACAAACCACCTAGTTGATGAATTGATGCTAGGATTACGGAAGGGCCTTGCTCAGGATCCCAACCTCAATCCAGACCGGGCCATTGAGGACATGATGAAAGAGTTCTCGAAGAGGCCTTGGTACCAGATTAACCCCACCAGATCTAAAACACCTGGATTCCCTGTTGACTTCAAGGAGCCCCTGGAACCCAATCGAATAAGCGTCAACATTGGCGCCAACGGTAGGTCCACCGTGACCGATTACAGGGGATTTCCGTTGCAGCCGATCGACTACAAGACTCTACCCATACGACCAAAAGATCGTCTTGTCGAGGAGAGCGCCCTCAAGGAAGCTACTGCAGCCCTCAAAAAAACCGGCTCACTCCCTGACAATATGCTGCCTGCTGTGCGGGCCACGGGTCTCACGCAGACCGAGTTCAGTAGAGACCAGATTAAAGCCCCTCGAGGCCTTGCTGGCTTAGAAGCCCGGGCATCCCAGGGCCTACAGGAGGCCATCCTGGACAACCCCCGGTCGACACCTATCGAGCGTGTCTACGCCCAGCTGCAGATCCAACGGAAACAGCTGCTCCTGCAAAACCAACAGGTAGCTCCTGGCGCCCTCGCTCCTGAGACCGCAGACCTCCTTAGAGATCTCGGCAAGAAGGAAGGAGGCGCCCGGGCCTACGAAGCGGCCAACAGAGGAGCCGCCATGGATCTGCCCAACGGCATCCCAGGCCTCACCAGCATGACCATCAAGCAGGTTCAAGCCTCCGGGGCACGTCACGTTGGCAAGTACCAGTTCAAGCTGGGTCAGGGTCAGGCTCTTGCCGAACTCACGACTCGCTTGGGCCTCACCGGCAACGAGAAGTTTACCCCTGAGCTCCAGGACCGCATGGCTGCCGAACTGATCTGGGGTGGCTGGAAGCGTCCTGCTCTCACGGCCTACCTCAAGGGCGGCGGCAACCTCGAGCAAGCTGTAGCGGACTTCAACAACGAGTGGGAAGCCGGCAAATTGACCTTCAACGCTCGACCATACCTCCGAAAGATGCGAGCCGCCTATCAGGTTCGTGGCGCAGGGGCAGTGGGTCAGGCTGGGAACTTCAGCAAGGCCAACGTCACCTCTATTGACTACGAGCGCAAGGGTCGCGGTGACTCCTACCAACCAGGAGGGGTCGACATTAACTTCCAGGACAAGCAATTCCCTGCCCTTCTTCCAGGCAAAGTCATCGAGATCGGTGAGCAGAAAGGAGGCTACGGCCTCTGGGTCGTAACTGAACATGAAGATCCCAAGACAGGCCAACCTTTCCAGCTGATCAATGCCCACCTGGATGCCATCCACGTCAAGGAAGGACAGACCCTCCAGACCGGCACCGTCCTGGGCCGCCAGGGAAGCACCGGCACCACCTCCGCCGGAGGCATCGCCTCCATCGACCCCATCATGCCTGCCCCCCGTGGCAGCCGTGCCCAGGTCCCATATATCCGCCCAGCTGTCCTCAAGGAGCTCCTGGGCACCCTCATCCGGTGATGTAGGCACCCCTGCCCCTCACCATCCGATCACATAGCCCCGCTGGATGCGTCCGGTGGGGTTTTCGGTATCACCTGCTCCTACACCCATGCCCGCTCCCAAGTCCATCTACGACGAGCCCGCCAACCTACTCCTGCCTTCTGTAACCAATCCAGGTCCCGAAGACATCGCCGCCGAAGAGGAGCGGAAGCGCAAGGAACGGGAACTCAGGGCCAAAGCCGCGCTTGCCCAGAAAGCACAGGCCAACAAGGTCAAGGGTCTGTCTCCCAGCGGACGCAAGCTAAAGGCCAAAGACAAGCCCCAGCCTGCGGCCCCAACCCCACCAAGAAAACTTCTACCGGATAACCTCGAGGATAAAGCCCCGTGGCTTCCTATTTCCTGGGCACGAAAAGCTCTAAAGGATGACGGAAAGGAAGGAGCCCTGGGCCTAATCAAAGAGACGGCAAGAGTAGCCGATGCGGCTATAACCCAAATGGTTGAAGGTGTAGCTGAGACTGCCCTATGGGGGGCTACTTCAGCCTACAGTTTCATTCAAAAAAACACCAACAAAAGTCTGATAGCTAAAATCGCAGGTGGTCCTCTACCGGCACTACCCAAATCTTGGGACCCACTGGAAAAGGAATACCGGTACACGCTTATCAACTCGATGAGTAAGGACAACCGGCCCTCCAGTTGGGTAGGCAACATGGGCGCTGATGTCCTGAGCTTTGCCACCGCCACCACCAAAGTGGCCGCGATGCTGCCTAAGATTGGATTGGTGGCACAAACCGCTGGAAAAGGGAAGCTGGCAAAGACGGCAGTTCAGGCTGTAACCGGCCTCCCTGCCAGCTTTGTCGCTGACTTCCTCCTGACCAAGCCCGGTGATCCCAACTTCGCCAGCATGGTCCGGGACCTGCCATTCGTCAGTCCAGAGATTGAAGACGTGGTGAGCCTGGGTCTGGCATCCAGTCGTACCGACAACGCTTTCTGGTCTAAGCTCAAAGCAGGCGTAAGCGGTAGCCTCCCAAGCGCCGTAGGTGATGCCCTTACCTTCCTGATAGCGTCTCGCAAATGGAGCCTGGGCTTTGCAAAACAGGGTATGCCCCCCGATGAGGCCATGGCTCGCGGTGTCGCCGCCGGCGCCGAAGAAGCTAAAGCAGCCAAAGCAGCCAGTACCGGCCTAGCCGACAAGCAGTGGCCCGTTGCCACCACCGGACGCCTCCGGGAACTGGAGACCAAACGAGTCGAGCTGGAAGCCGAGCTGGCTGAACTGGACCTCCGGGCCATCGGCAAGCCTCTTACACCAGAGCTGAAGCAGGAGCTGGATAACCTCCAGCCTACCGATCCCTCGCTGAAGACGCCAGAGGCTGCACCTGAAACCTCCCCCGAGCTGCAAGCAGCCGAACAGCGGCTCAAGGAGATTACCTCAAAACCTGACCCTGATACGACCGAGTTTGAGGCAGCTGCTGCCGAAGTCGACCGACTGACCGCAGAGCAAGCCGCCAAGGCTGAACCTGATGTACCTCCTCTCGAGGATGGAGCTGTCCAGCAGGAAGCCAAGCGGATGGAGGATATCAACCGCCAGCTGGCCGACATCAACGACGAGAAGGCTCAGCTAGAGATGGATCTCTCGTCAGATCCTGCCAGCCTCCGAGCCGAGGATCAGGCCACTTTCGACGAGTCCACTACCCCCAGCCAAGCCGCTGCAGATCAGATCCGACTCGAAACCTCCGTGCCTCGGATCGCCCGACGCGCTGATGTCGACCCAACCATCCTCAAAGGCGCCACAAGCCCTACAATGGGTAAAAGCCCCAGTGTATTCACCGACGCCTTCTACAAGATCCTGCAGACCGCCCCAGACGTCACCGAGGCCACCATCAAGGTGATCCGGCAAACGGCCTCTGACATGGACCTCCGGGCCATTTCCAAGGCTGCTGGACGTCCCATCAACGAGGTGGTGGCAGATGCTACTCGCTTCATCGACGCCTTCAGGCAGGCTAATGCTTCTGCAGGGGACGCCGTAGCCAGTGGCGACGACCTGATCCAAACCCTGCGGGAGCAAAAGTTCACCAAGACCGTGACGGAGGATGGCAACTCCAAGGAGCTGCTGAATGCCCAGGGGATCGTGGCCGCCAAGACCATCATCACGGACACGGCCAACCAGATCTACCAACTAGCCCAGAGCATTGACGAGCTCTATACCGCCGGCCGCAACCCAGGGAACCAGATGGATCGCTTGGTGGATCGCCTGGTCGCCATCTCGGAGCTTCACAAACTTACGGGTGCAGCCAGCGGCTACAGCCTCCGCATGTTCCGGGAAATCATTGGAGGCCAAACTGGCAAAGTGGCCCCTGACATGACCCCTAGTGCTGCAAAGGCACAGCAAACCAAGTTCCTCAAGGATTGGGCCACGGACGTCAAGAAGCTATCCCGTGCAGGCCAAGATGCCGCCGCTCAGGAAAAACTTCAGGCCTTGGTCAAGGTGCTGGTGCTCAATGGTGGAGACCCAGGCGGCACCGTCCGTCAGTTTACCCTCCTCACCCGAGTCGGCGCTCAGTTAGCGATGGACAACATCTATAATTCGATCCTCTCGGGACCTATCACTCAGCTAAGAAATGCCACTGGTAACTTCTACTCGACAGTCGAAAAACCCCTGAGCCTGGGCCTTGCGGGTGTGTTTAGGAATGATGCAGCCGCACGTTATGCTGCTGTTGCTGCCTATCGGGGTCTTTCTGAATCCCTCAGTGACGCCTTTGAGGTGATGAGAATCTCCTTTCAAACTGGCGAACCCTTGCAGGTCAACCGACGCTTTGTCCTCCAAGAGGCAGATGCTCTAGCTAAGCTCGAAGCCATCCGACTCACCACCGGTGAAATCAAGCCGGGGATGGATCCCAAAGCCTACTCCAGGGCTGTGGCTGAGAACGCCGCACTGGGGGTAGTAGATACCCTGTATAGGGTCCGCAACAACTCACTCTTCAACTGGTCCAGTCGTGCCCTAACGGCTGCAGATGACTTCTTCAAGATCATCAACAGTCGGATGAAGATTGCCATGGATTCCGCCTATGCGGCCCATAGTGCCGGCCTTTCACCAAAGGAGCTGGACGCTCGCTATGCCGATATCTACACCCAAAAGTTCACCTCCAGCTTCCACGACGATCTACAGATCAAGGACGAAGCCTTGCTGGACTGGACTGATGCTAGTACCTTCCAGGATAACCCTGGTGGCTTCATCAACCGCCTCTCTAACCTTTTAGAAGAAGCCCCTATCCTACGTCTGGCAATGCCATTCGTGCGGACGCCCTACAACCTCATGGTCTACAGTGCCCAGCATTTCCCGCTACTCAACTTGGCGAGCTCCAGAGCTCGAGCCGTGCTCAGTTCGATGCCAGGTGACCCTGGTTTTGACCCAGTAGCCAAGTCCATTATGCAGGGTCGGCAAGCCATTGGTGCCACGGTCTTCGGCGCCATAGCCTTGGGAGCCCTTCAAGGGAACATCCGAGGCAATGGCCCACCGCCAGGTCCGGCCCGCGAGCTGTGGCTGCAAGAAGGTCCTGCCAAAGCAGTAAAGGTGATGGGTAGATGGGTCTCCTATGAGACAATCGAGCCCATCAACAACTTTATGGCCTTAGGTGCCGACGTTGCCCTACTGGCCCGCATGGGTTACCAGGACGCCGCCGAGCGCATAGGCCAGCAGCTGCTGTTCGCCTTTGCTGTTTCTGTAGTCGACAAAAGCTACCTAAGTGGCCTCACTGTTGTCGCCGGCTTTCTTGATCCTAAGACCTATACCTCAGGTAAACCACTTACTCGAGGCCTGGTGTCGACAGCAAACAACCTGCTGCCTATGGCTGGTGCTCGTCGAGCCATGTCAAATACCCTGAATCCCTACCTACGGGAGATTGATGGCGAACTCAACAAGATGCTGGCTGTGGCAGTGCCTGGCTATGCTCTAAACTCCCCTACCAAAATTGACCCCTTCACCAACAAACCATTTACCTCCCTGTCGGGTGGTTGGTATAATGCCATCTCCCCATTCAGGATCTACGACAAGGACTTCCCGGAAGGCACCGATGAGGCCATAGGTCAGGAGGTTGCAGCAGGGCTGACTGAAGCCAACTGGGATTCCAGCACCCTCACCACCAAGTTCGACCAGGGTGAGGAGATTGCAGCAGATGAGCGGGCCGCCTTCGCTAAGGCCCTATATGCAGCCAAACTGGCTCCACGGCTAAAGGAGCTATTCGATTCTCCCCGATACCAGCAGGCCCTATCGAGCTACAAAGCCCGCACTGTGGGTCTCAAGGCTGAAGAGTCAGAACACAGCGACCTGATTAACGATGAGATCTCCGACGTCAAGAAGGAGGCCCGAGCCATGATGCTCAACTCGTCCGAGAAGTGGAGAACGAGAAACGACCTGGTAATCAGGCGCAAAGCCGAGGCCGGCCGAGGCGACATCAACGCGGCCACCCAGACCTTCAAAGCACTTGAGGCACTCAACGATGACAATTAACCCCTACAGCCCAGCTACAGCCACAGGAAACGGAACCCAGGTGGACTTCACGTTCACCTTTCCGTATATCGCCCGGGCCCACATCAAGGCCTCGATTAACGGTGCGCTGACAACAGCCTTCACCTTCTTCAGCTCCAGTATTCTGCGATTCACCACGGCCCCTGCAAACGGGGCTGTGGTGCGAATCTTCCGGGAAACTCCAGGGGACGCCCTTGTTGCGGTGTTCCAAGCTGGGGGTCCTCTTCCAATTCCTGGACTCAACAACAACTTCCGGCAGAGCCTGTACTACAACCAAGAAACTAATGAGAATGTAGCCAACGCTGTTGCTGGTCAGATACCGAATGGCACCATTACTGATGAAGAAGTAAATGCTGCTGCTAATATCAATGCCACCAAGCTAGCCTTCACCCAAAGTGGCACAGGTGCGGTTACCAGGACCATTGATTCCAAACTTAAGGACATTTTCAACGTCAAAGACTTTGGGGCCAAAGGCGACAACAGTACCGATGACACCGCCGCCATCCAAGCATGTATCAATGCAGCAGAAGCCGCCTATCGGGGAGTTGTTCTCTTTCCCCGTGGCTTGTATCGAATCAGCGCATCTCTACAGCTGCCAAGTTTCGTTACCCTCCGCGGAGAAACGAAGGAAGGCTGCTGGATCACCAACCAGGGTGCGCCGCTTAATGTGCCACATGTGGTCAACAAATACCCTGACGCTTTACTCTTTGCAGCGATTGAAGACTTGTCGTTTCTGTACGGCACCTACGGGGTTAAGATTGATGTAACCGCAGAGGTAGCGGGCCTTAGGTTTCAAAATGTCGAATTTTTTAGCCACACCGAAGCTAGTTTCTATTGCAACAAGCTGCTGCAAACAAGTACATTTACTAACGTCAACTTCAGCACTAGCAAGTATGGGTTAAGGGTTCCTGCGTTTACATCCAATGCGAACACGTTCGTAAATTGTGGATTCCTCGTCAATACCGAAGCCTGTGTTGATCTTTACATTTCGGAAGTAAACAACTTCATCAGCTGTAGGTTCGAGGGTGGTGGCGTGGCTGGTAAGCCTACAATCAAGGTTTTCCAAGCCAAAGCCCTAAACTTTACTGGTTGCTACTTTGAGGCAACTAATAGAATCCTGCTCCAGGAAACGGGCTCCTTCAACTCTGTCAGATTTGAGGGTAACCACTTCACCGGATCAGGTGGAGGCCCTGGTTGGCAGCCCTACACCTTTACAAGTGATGGCGTAGTTGAGTTTGGTGGCAACAGGTGGGGAGAGGTGCCAAGTGACGGCCCCGCAAAGATGCTTGTCACTGGCATTAATAACTCCATCGCTGACCCTACAAAGATGTTGGGCAGCAAGGACAGCACTATCTACCTGACTGCCACTAGGTCTGCGTACAACATCGTGTCACCAGTAATTCCGTGTCCAAACCTTACAAGGAACTTGATAGGAATTACCAAACTGGTAACTGACGGAGCACTCACCAACCTTAACATGCTCACGGGCATTCTGACAACGAACCTTTATGCGATAGAAGCTGGCGGCTTTCCTAATAGTCATACTGGCATCTACCGTTTAGTTTTTCAATCCGTTGGAGTTGGTGTTATTGATGTCAGCATTACCACCATTAGCTCAACTTCATTAGTTGGTGGAGTAAGTGCCACACTTGCCTCTGGTTATACTAACACTAGCGCCACAGTAGCAATAACGTTTGCAGGCGTTACACCAGCTACGCAAATCTCATCTGCGTTCCAATGGAGCTTTGAGTGTCTTAACACTGGCACCACCCGTAATGACATTATGATTCCAGCAATCGTCTAAAACAGCTGTGGCTATTCAAGACTCTGCCTGAGTTTGAAGGCGCCAAAGACGTCTAACCATCCTCTGTTTCCTGCTAACTCATGTCCCTTAAATCTCTCGTCGGCGTCCCTTCCGACACTCCTGTCCAAACCGTCAGCATCCCCCTGCCCACCGACGGTACGGGTCTGGTTCTCCTGATTGCATTCGCTGTTGGGGAAATCCTCCCATTCCTAGGCGGGCGATTCAAGAAGTTCAACGGCATCACCCAGGGCCTTCTGCGCCTGCTCTCCCTGGCCAAACCCTTCCGTAGGGAAGATGAGGCCGTGGCCCAGTTGAAGGCTGAGCTGGAAGCCATCAAGAAGACCTTCGATCGTCAGGGTCTGCGATGACTGACATCCTCTGGAAGGTGCCTCAATACTTTCTCCAGGGGGATTCAGTCACCCGCCACGGAAGCCGGATGTGCCGCGCCAGCACCTGCGCGATGGCCATCAAGTTTCTGCGACCCGAATCCCTCAAGGGTGCTAACGCCGACGATTTCTACCTGAAGACGGTCCTGAAGTACGGCGACACCATCTACCCAGCCCCCCACGAGAAGGCCTGCCTCGAATACGGGGTCAAGGCCACAAACTACACCAACGGTACCTTCACAGCCCTGCTGGAGGCCTTACAGAGGGGTCCGGTAGGTGTGGGCTTCCTACACCACGGACCTGTCACAGCCCCCCGTGGAGGGGGCCACTGGGTCCTTCTGATCGGAGCCACCGAAACCCACGGCATCTTCCACGATCCCTACGGGGAGCTGGACAACGTCAACGGCGGCTACGCCCAGATCGGCTCAGGAGGCAAGGCCGTCCGCTACAGCTGGAAGAACTTTCTGCCCAGGTGGGCCAGCCCTTCCATTGGTCCTGGGTTCTATACCACCTTCGAGCTGGTCGAGGCTGATAAAGCCCCCGATGCACCTAAAGCTGAGTCTCCGCTGCCAATCTCAGCTGCAACCCTTGCTCACATCTGGGGATGCCGGCCTGATCAGATCAGACCCTCGGAGATCTCCGAGCTAAATGCCGGGATGACCAAGTTTGGCATCACCTCCAAGGCCAACGTGCGTCACTTCCTGGCCCAGACCGCTCACGAGAGTGGCGGAGGCCGCTGGATGGAGGAGCTGGCCTCCGGGACGGCCTATGAGGGACGTACAGACCTCGGAAACGTCCAACCTGGGGACGGTGTCAAGTTCAAAGGGGCTGGCTACCTCCAGGTGACGGGTCGAGACAACTACGCCCGCCTTGCCAAGGCCCTGAATGCCCCCAAAATCCTCCAACTGGGCTGCCCGTACGTTGCCGAGACGTACCCAGTGACCTCGGCAGCCTGGTGGTGGAAGGAGGTAGGCAAGCTCATTGCCCTCTGCGACGCTGGATCCACCGTCAAGAACGTCACCCTGGTGGTCAATGGCGGCTCCAACGGTCTCCGTGAGCGGGAGGCACTCTATCGCAAGACCCTCGACGTAATCTGAACCATGGCAAAGGCCACCGAAAAGGACTTTAACGTTCTTCATGGGCTCCTCACCACTGAGCTCACCAACCGAATCAACAAGGGCGCTGCTTGTTCCACCGCAGACCTCAGGACAGCCGTAGACTGGCTGGCCAAAAACAACATCACCGGGGTCGTTGCCCAGGGCAGCCCCCTGCACTCCCTCATGGAAGGCCTGACTGAGGCCGATCAGGAGTTTGTGGAAGGCCTGGTCCAATGAACGAGCAGCTCCGGGGCGCCATCCTTGCCGCCATTGCGTCGGTGATGGGGTGGCTTGCCATTACATCGGTTGGACTTCTCATTCAGGTGTCCACCCTCCAGGCCACCACCACCGCCCTGAAGGAGTCGCAGCAGCAGAACTCCGAGCGAGATCATCGCCTGGAGGACAAACTACGAGACGAGCTTAACGAGCTTCGAAGCCTTATCGAGGAGTTTTATGGCCGCAAGTAAATCTGCAAAGTATTACGCTAAGAACCCAAAAGCCGCAGCCAAGAAAGCAGCCTACCAGCGAGTCCTCAACAAGAAACCGGCTGTAAAGGCAGCCTCTGAGGAACGCTGGGCAGAGCGCAAGCGGCGAGGGATTGCTGGGAAAGGCGGAAAGGATCTTAGCCACCGTACGGACGGGAAGATGGTCCTCGAGTCGCCGGCAAAGAATCGAGCCAGGAATGGGCATGGTGATAACGCGGTACGCAAGCCTATCAAACGGAAACGCTAAACCACCTCATGCCAAGTTTGACCCCCGGACCACCTTCTCCAGGATCTCCAGGCCATGACCAGCTCCGAAGCGAAACGCCTGTGGCGCGAATCCATTAAGGCTCACTACAACCACAGATGTGTCTACTGTGGGTCTCCCGACAATCTTACGCTCGATCATGTTAAGGCCAAGGTTAACGGTGGGCAAGATGTTGCCTCCAACCTCGTAGCCGCCTGTGTGTCGTGCAACCGAAGCAAGGGTTCGAGAGACGTCCTCGACTGGTTCCTGAGCCAGCCCTTCTTCCACCCGTCCATCCTGCAAAGTCTACCCCTATGACTGCGGTCGTCATCCAAAACCCTAACCGTTTGGGGTACATCAAACGAGACAAAAAACGATACACCCTTTTGAGAGAAAGGCGAAGATACCCAGCGTTGTGGGCCAAAGCTGGAGCAGTGCCATCACTGGACCTGCGCTTTGCTGACGACAAGAGCCTGATCGACGCGGTCACTGGGCAGCAGTTGGTCACGCACACCCGCGTCGGCTCTGGCACGTTTACGGATAGTGCTGGGACGCTGCAGACGGCAGCCACTAATGTGCCTAGGTTCGACCACAACCCCACGACCGGCGAGAGCCTGGGGCTGTTGGTGGAGGAGGCGAGGACTAATTTACTGCTGAACAGCGGCACCCTGTCAACTCAGAGCGCCACTGTTACCGCTGTCGCCCATACGCTGCATTTCACCGGCACCGGCACAATCACGCTGACAGGCGCCAGCACTGCCGGCCCGCTGGTTGGCACCGGCACTGGCGAGGCTAACCGGGTCAGCCTGACGTTTACCCCAACCGCAGGCAGCCTGGCGCTGACAGTGAGCGGCACTGTTACTAATGCCCAGCTAGAGGCCGGAGCGTTTCGGACCTCCTACATCGCCACCGCCGGAGCCACTGCCACCCGCGCCGCAGATGTGGTCATCATCACGGGCAGTGCGTTTAGTTCGTGGTATCGGCAGGATGAGGGCAGTTTCTTTGTGAGCCACGATGCAAGGCAAGTTTTACTGGTCGCTAATAACAATTCATTTAACGAACGCCAACCCCAAATGGGACTAGGCGCAACCTTAGTACACGATTTTTACAACATTACGGGTGGTGTTATTCAGGCAAACAACACTGGTCTAACGCATATTATTGGGACTACCAGCAGGGCTGCTTACACATATAAAACGAATGACTTTATTGGTGCAGTAAATGGGTCGCTAACGGCATCTGACACTTCTGGATTAGTAAGTTCATCAGCAAGCCAGCTAAATATTGGCGCCTTTCAGGGTGGAGGAAGTGGTGCTTGTGGAACCTTAAGGCGTATTTGCTTCTGGCCCCAACGCCTTCCCAACTCCACGCTGCAATCCATAACCCAGTAACACCATGCCAACCCCCGACTACAAAACCCTCGCCTTACGCCTTTACGCTCACGCCCAGTAACCAGGTGTTTGCCTAGTAATTTTTTTCCTTTTCTCATTTCCTCTTAAACCCATGTCTACTCTTCCTGCAGGCGAATCCGCCTACGGTGCCTTTCCTAGCACCACTGTGGCTGCCGCCAGCCGTACCACAGTTCAGACCCCCTTCTCCAACCAGGTATCCACCGGCTTTGCTTTCCGCAAGACACGGCTCGACAAGCATCGCCTCAACCGCACCATCCAGGGCACAGCTACTGTGGCTGTCGTCAACGCTTCTGTGGCCGTCGCCACGGATGCCATCAACACCGTTCGCCTGGCTGACCGGGTTCCTAGCACCCTGGTAAACGGCAAGCGCACCGGCCGTGTCCGCAGCGTCACCCAGACGTCCATCGGCACCATCGGCACCCTGGTGGGTGGCACCGGCTACACCAATGGAACCTACACCAACGTTCCCCTACGAAGGGTGTCTTCTAATGAAGGCTACCGTGGTGGCGCAGCTGCCAACATTACCGTGGCTGGCGGCATCGTGACCGTCTGCACCCTAGTATCCACTCGAACCGGTGAAGGCTACGCAGTGGGCGATACTCTGACCGCACAGGCCGGAACCATAGGTGCGGGTACAGGCTTTAGCGTCACGGTTGCTACCTTGACAGAGGGCTGAATCGTGGCACCACAAAAGCCCAAGGTTACATCCAGCTCCGATCGCTCCAAGCGGGCTGCTCGGTCCAAGGCGACCGTGTCAGGTTCCAAGCCATCCAACCGGGCCAACCGGGCGTCGGTGTCGACGGCCAAGGTAACCGGGAGTGGTAACTTCGAGCGGGCAGACCGCCAACGCACTAGCATGGCTCGTGTGACAACTGCAGGAGCGCGGTCTACCGCCCCCGGCACTGCCAATGCCACAGCCAACGCTCGTCCGGTTACTCGGACGGCAGCTAGCAACACTGCCTCTGCGCGTATGCGTGGGACGCTGCGCACGACTGCTGCTGGCAGAGCTGGGGCAGCCGTGGCCAGGGTGGCTGGAGCGGCCAAGAGCTTTGGCCCCGCAGCTGTTGCAGCGGAGACCCTCAAAGCTCGCCCCACGGCCGCGGGTACCCTCACGTCAGCCCTCAAGCGTGGCGACTACAAACCGCGCCAAGGACCCAGTGTCCCTTCGCGCCTGACGCAAGGAGGCATGGACAAGGGCTCCTTCAACAGCGCCTTCAAGGCTAGCCGTGCCGCCGGGAAGAAAACCTTCTCGTGGAAAGGCAAGAAGTACACGACCAAGAAAGCCGGCGAATAACGCATCGGATCCTCCGTTTTTCCAGCATCAGGGCCTTCGGGCCCTTTTTTTTACTCCTATGGCTCTATCTCCAGAACAGCTTCAGACGCGGCTACTCTCGGATTTTTCTTTCTTCTTACGGATCCTATGGAGACACCTGGGTCTACCGGAGCCCACCCGGGCACAGCTAGCAATGGCCCGGTATCTCCAGCATGGAGGACCAAGGATCCAGCTCCAGATGTTTCGAGGCTGCGGCAAGTCCTGGGTGACGGCCGCCTTCGTGATCTGGACCCTCTACTGCGACGTGAACAAGAAGGTCCTGGTCGTCTCCGCATCCAAGCAGCGGGCCGACGACTTCAGCCTATTCGTCCAACGCTGCATCGTAGACTTCCCATTCCTGCAACACCTCGACAACTCTGGCAAGGACAACCGGTGGAGCCGGGTTGCCTTTGATGTAAGGGGAGCCGAACCTTCCCAAAGTCCAAGCGTCAAGAGTGTTGGTATCACGTCGGCCATGACCGGCTCCAGGGCTGACCTGATCGTACCCGACGACATCGAAAACCCCGGCAACTCAGCAACCGACATCCAACGGGAGAAGCTGCTCCAGCTGACGACCGAGTTCGAGTCGATCCTGGTGCCGAAGCCTTCCTCGCGCATCATCTACCTCGGCACACCCCAGAGCCTCTTCACCGTATACTCCAAGCTCGAGGTCCGGGGCTACAAGGCCCTCGTGTGGCCCAGCCGGTATCCGACTGAGGAGACCATCTCCAGCTACGACGGGCGGCTGGCTGAGGAACTCGAGACCGACATCAGGGAGTCGACTCTGGCTGCAGTAGCCGGCCAGCCCACCGACACCCGATTCAGTGATGCCCTTCTGCGGGAGCGGGAGATCGTCATGGGCAAGGCGAACTTCCAGCTTCAATTCCAGCTGGACACCTCGATGTCCGACCTCCTCCGATATCCACTGCGCCTCGGTGACATCCCGGTGGTCAGCCTGGATCCCCGCAAGTGCCCTGGCACGGTGATCTGGTCCCAGGACCCAGCCAACCGCATCTCGGATCTCGAGGCCATCAGCCTACCCGGAGACCACTGGTTCCGGCCGGCACGTCTTGGTGACGACTGGCTAGACTGGCCAGGCGATACGATCATCGCTGTCGACCCGAGTGGACGCGGCAAGGACGAGACCGGCGTGGTGATCCTCAGCCAGGTGGCTGGCAACATCTACCTACGGGCCCTGAGAGGCTTCCGGGAGGGCTACTCCGATGCGACCCTGACGGCCATCTTGAAGCTGGGCCTGCAGCACAAGGCTACGATGTGCCTGGTCGAGTCCAACTTCGGGGACGGGACAGTCATCGCTCTCCTTCAAAAACATGCGAGGGAGCTACAGATCCCCATGACCTTCGAGGAGACCCGGGCCTTCGTCAGGAAGGAGGAGCGGATCCTAGATGCCCTGGAGCCGGTGACCACGCAGCACAGGCTCGTCGTCGACCGTGGGGTAGTCGAGTACGACCTCCAGAGTAACCAGGACCTACCCCTGGAGGAGCGCCTCCAGAAGACCCTGGCCTACCAGCTGACCCGCCTTAGCCGGGACAAGGGTGCCCTCAAGCATGATGACAGGGTCGACGCCCTGGCTATGGGGGTCGCCTACTTCACCGATCGGCTCAACGTGAGCCAGTTCGAGGAATCCAAGCACATCAGGAACGAGGCCTTCATGGCCATGCTAACCCGGGCCGAAAAGGACGGCGTGGCCTTTGCTGACGAGCTGGTCCTGGGGGACACCAGGCAGAAGCTGGCGGATCGGGCGAAGCGGGAAGAACAGGCTCGAGATCGGCCGAGGATGGGGGGCAATGTGTCGGAGCGGACTCGGAAGGCCAGTGGACGGAACTGAGGAAGGTCCTCAAAAGAGGTCGAATGGGGAAATGTACCCGATCGACCTTGGAGAGGCCTTCCCGGTCACGCTTTACTGGCTATTTCCCAGTAGATGCTCTCACTGCGGCTAAGCGTTCCCCTGCGGCTGCACGGTTGGCTATCTCCTCGTCGGTTAGAAAGATATTCCTTGCCGATCCATCGGAGAGGACAAGGAGCTTGTCGACCCCACGGGCCTGGTCCAAGGGGTAGTCCACCTGGTAGCCTGGGTTGAGCTCCAATGCCTTGGTGAAATGAGGGTTCCGGTGAACCAGCCCCAGGAAGATCGACCGCTTGGTGGTGTAAAAGCTGACCGTGTGGTGGGTGTGGTCGATCTGAACGGTGGTCTCGGCAATGTCGAAGGAAGGCATGGCATCTAGAGAATGACTCCTTGATCCTAGCACACCCTGCGGGGTGCTTTGGTGACCCCTGGACTGATTCGACACCAAGCCAGTCATGCTCTACGTTTTCAGAGCTTTCCAGTTACAAGAGGGACAACGCGAAACCGCGCCCCCTGGATTCAGCCTGGTAGATGGGGATGAGACTAGAAAAAACCTCTATAGCTTTATTCAGCTTCTTTTCTCTTTATCTCCTCATCATCCCAGTTAACATGACTATATAGTACTATAGTTGCTAGATCCTCCCATCCCCTTCTGTGTGGGTAGGGATGGCTGGGTCCAGCAGCACATGCTCAAAATCCCTTTGTGTGCCACTGGCACTGCTGCCACATGACTCAGATTACCCGCCAGCTCTCTGTCTGGCAAAGCCCCCTTGGAGAGGTGCAGCTCCATCTGACCGATCCCTATGGCCACATCAACGGTGTGGTGTCCCTTTCCACTGACGAGTGCCAGGCCCTGAGCCAGGTGCTTGCCTCCTACCTACCTATCACTGTGGTCGACGTCAAGGCCGAAGAGGTGGCGACCGACTGGGAAGCCCTGACCAAGGCTGAGATTGTGGCCACGGTTGAGGAGCGGTTTGATGCTCACCTGGATATCGATGCCCGTAAGTCGGTGCTGATCGCTGCCGCAGAGGACCTCGAATCCCAGGCCAATGACGCCTGAGCAGGCACGGAAGGTCCTAGCAGCTGCGCCGACTGGATCGGTCTATGCCGAGATGGCCCGGAAGGTGCTGGAGAAGGCTGGAGGCGGGGGTCTCAGGGTCCCCGAAAAGTTTTAGTAGAAAAATCCGTGGGGGGTACGCCTAGTGGTGGCTGGCCAAAAACCCCCCATGGCCCCCTTCTTTTTGAAAATGATTGTTATTCTCGCCGCCGGGGCCGCATCACAAGCCTCATCCTGTCCAACCAGGCGCTTATCCTGTCCAATCAAGTCAGCCGCGCCCACAACCCCTTGCTATCACTGGGTTGGCCAGCCTCGCGTACCTGCTGAATAGACAGTGATGCAGGGTTTGATCAGGGTTAATGCGACAGAGTGTTGCAGGTTAAGGTTAGATGATCAGCATATGGTATCTATTCGCGTGTGTTCTCATTATTGTGATCTGTGCGTTTTTCTCAACAAGCACCCCTTATTGAGAATGTTAAGAGATGTAGGGGATTCTTCAGCCTGACCTGGCTGACCAGTATGGTTACCTCAGTTCAACCAGCCAACGCCATGAACCGCCCCACCGCAGCTGAGCCCCTCGCAAGCCACGAGACCGCAATCCTCGCGTTCCTGCATCGCCGTCCATTCTCTCGCCAGTTTGAAATAAGCGACGCGCTGAAGCTCCCCGGAGACCACAACAACTGGCTCACATTTACCGGACTGCGCAGCCTGCAGGCCCGTGGACTTGTCACCCTTGAACTCGTGCCCTGTCCCACCGGCAAAAGCAAACTTAAGATCTGGAGC